AGGATATGACCGAAACCGCCAGAGTGGTGTTTAATGAATTAAGCGTCACCGAACCGGCGACCGTCGGGGAAATTGCGCAGAATACTTACCTTTCACGCGAACGCTGCCAGTTAATACTGACTCAGCTTGTTATGGCGGGTCTGGCAGATTATCAGTTCGGTTGTTACAGACGCCTTCCTCAGTGAAGGTTTTTTAATTTGTGGTAATGGGCGGCTGGTGGGTGTTAGCGGCACCTGCCAGCCATCTGCTCATGCGTTGGGGTCACAAGCAAACCTCAGGCCCATCTGCTTTGCGCAAAAGCGGTATGAGCCTATCAGAGAAGTGCTTATTGATCTATGATTAATACTGTAAAAATATCCAGTTGTGAGTTAATCAACGCTGATTGCCTGGAATTTATCCAGACCTTACCGGAAAACTCTGTCGATCTGATAGTCACAGACCCGCCATACTTTAAAGTGAAGCCCGAGGGCTGGGATAACCAGTGGGAGGGCGACGATGATTACCTGAAATGGCTGGACCAGTGTCTGGCGCAGTTCTGGCGGGTACTGAAGCCTGCCGGAAGTCTTTACCTGTTCTGTGGTCATCGCCTGGCATCTGACACCGAAATCATGATGCGTGAGCGCTTTAATGTGCTGAACCACATTATCTGGGCGAAGCCGTCCGGACGCTGGAACGGGTGCAATAAGGAAAGTCTGCGGGCGTATTTTCCGGCAACAGAGCGCATTCTGTTTGCAGAACATTATCAGGGACCGTATCGCCCGAAAGATGATGGCTATGTGGCACAGGGGCGCGAGCTAAAACAGCACGTCATGGCCCCGCTGATTTCTTACTTTCGTGATGCGCGTAAATCACTGGGAATAACGTCAAAACAGATAGCGGAAGCCACCGGAAAGAAAAACATGGCTTCGCACTGGTTTGGTACCAGTCAGTGGCAGTTACCGAACGAGGGTGATTACAACAAATTGCAGGCGTTGTTTGCCCGGGTGGCAGAAGAGAAACATCAGCGCGGGGAACTGGAAAAGCCACACCACCAGCTGGTCAGCACATACAGTGAGCTGAACCGGCAGTATATGGAACTGCTGAGTGAATATAAAAATTTGCGGCGGTATTTCGGTGTGACGGTGCAGGTGCCGTACACCGATGTGTGGACGTATAAACCGGTGCAGTACTATCCAGGGAAACATCCGTGCGAAAAACCGGCAGAAATGCTGCAGCAGATAATCAGCGCAAGTAGTCGTCCTGGTGATCTGGTTGCGGATTTTTTCATGGGGTCGGGTTCAACGGTAAAAGCGGCGATGGCACTGGGGCGTCGTGCGATTGGTGTTGAGCTGGAGACCGGACGTTTTGAGCAGACAGTCAGGGAAGTTCAGGATTTAATCGTTTGAAACGGATGAGATTGCAGTATTAATTCCGTAACGTTATTATTCTGCGCGCGGCCCTTTAGCTCAGTGGTGAGAGCGAGCGACTCATAATCGCCAGGTCGCTGGTTCAAATCCAGCAAGGGCCACCATCACATACCGCCATTATCTCATCAGGAAAGAGCGCCAGCCTTCGAAGCTGGTTGCGCGGAGTTCGGGTCCCCGAAGGCGGTCCATTATCTGTATCCTGCGTTGTTAGCTCAGCCGGACAGAGCAATTGCCTTCTAAGCAATCGGTCACTGGTTCGAATCCAGTACAACGCGCCACACTTATTTTCCCTGGCTCGCTTTTGCGGGCCTTTTTTTTAAATGTCTCACAATTCAGACGGTTGACAGTTGTCTGTTTTGCGGGGAGTTTGTTAAAAGAAACTGGCATGGTGAATCCCCCTGTGCGGAGGGGCAATCAGCGAGTAGGTATATGGGATAATCGTGGATTCAGGTGCTGGTACTGAATTCACCGGGAGGCACCCGGCACCATGCAATGGCACATAGCGCCACTCTCCAGCCCCTCTCCGGAGGGGCTTTCTTATGGACAAAAAAAGCCCGCGCAGGGAGACGCGGGCGGCAAGGAATAAACAACAAAACGTGAAGTAATATTTCAGCTGGCGAATAATATCCGACAGTAATCACTCTGCGCAATAGCGCGGCCTTTTTCGTATTGCGGGCTGTTGTCTCTCTTCTGCCATTGTCCTGTAACTTCCGGACTTCAGCCCGCTCCTCATTTTACTCACAATATTATCCCGGCCGGGAGGATTCATGGCATTTAAACACTATGATGTTGTCAGGGCGGCGTCGCCGTCAGACCTTGCGGAAAAGCTGACACACAAACTGAAAGAGGGCTGGCAGCCATACGGCGGACCGGTTGCCATTACGCCGTACACACTGATGCAGGCGGTGGCTATTGAAGGAGAGCCACAGGTCGGCCCTTCATCTGAGCCGGATTGGTACTACGTCATCGTACTGGCCGGGCAGTCCAATGCCATGGCTTACGGTGAAGGGCTTCCGCTGCCGGATTCATACGATGCTCCGGATCCGCGCATTAAACAGCTGGCGCGCCGCAGTACAGTGACGCCGGGCGGGGCTGCCTGCAGATATAACGATATTATTCCGGCTGACCACTGTCTGCATGATGTGCAGGATATGAGTACGCTGAATCATCCGAGGGCTGACCTGAGCAAAGGGCAGTACGGCTGTGTCGGTCAGGGTTTACATATTGCCAAAAAACTGCTCCCGTATATCCCGAATAACGCGGGGATCCTGCTGGTACCATGCTGTCGTGGTGGTTCGGCATTTACCCAGGGCGCGGAGGGGACATTCAGCGAGTCCACGGGGGCCAGTCAGGATTCGGCACGCTGGGGGGTGGGCAAGCCGTTATATCAGGATCTGATTTCCCGCACAAAAGCGGCATTGCAGAAAAATCCCAAAAACGTTCTGCTGGCCGTCTGCTGGATGCAGGGTGAGTTTGACATGAGCGCCGCCACCCACGCACAGCAACCTGCGCTGTTTACAGCCATGCTGACACAGTTTCGTGCTGACCTCTCCGTGTTTAACGCGCAGTGCCATGGTGGCAGTGCTGCAGATGTGCCGTGGGTTTGTGGTGACACGACGTATTACTGGAAAAATACATACGCTACCCAGTACGACACCGTGTACGGCGGGTATAAAAACAGGGAGAGTGAGGGCGTTTATTTTGTGCCCTTCATGACAGACGGTAACGGCGTCAATACCGCCACTAACGCGCCGGCAGAAGATCCGGATATTCCGGCATCAGGATATTACGGTGCGGCATCGAGAACGAATGGAAACCAGGTATCATCAAACCGCCCGACACATTTCAGTTCATGGGCGCGCAGGAGCATTATTCCGGATCGTCTGGCAACCGCTATTCTGAACGCAGCCGGGCGCACCTCAGCCTTCATCAGTGGTAAGGCACCGGAAATCAAACCCTCGCCCGGCGGCAACACGCCATCGGGTCCGTCTGCAGATACGTCCGTTCGCACAATCTCCCTGCTGCCGGCAGCCGGAGAGGCTGCTGCGCAGGGCTGGAGCATTAAAGATGGCGGAATTCAGTTGTCAGATGGTGTATTTAAGATCACCAAGCAGAGCAATAAAACCTGGTCCCTGACGCATCCGGTGGATGACGCAATTACCCTGCTGACACAGGGCGGCAGACTGACCTGTAAGTTCCGCCTCTCAGGCGCACTGACCAACAATCAGTTCGGGCTGGGGATTTATCTGTATACCGATGTAGCGTTACCTGACGTCGTGGCGATGACCGGGACTGGTAACCCGTTCCTGATGTCGTTCTTCACCCAGACCACAGACGGCAAACTGAATCTGATGCATCACAAGAAAGCCGGAAACACAAAGTTGGGCGAGTTCGGGAATTACAGTAACGACTGGCAGACGCTGGAGCTGGTGTTCACCGCCGGCAGTGCCACGGTTACTCCGAAACTGAATGGAGTGGCTGGCCCGGCATTCCAGGTCATAAAAGACAGTCTGACACTGGGGCTGAATGCGCTGACGCTGACGGATATTACCAAAAATGCAGCGTATGGCGTTGAGATAGAAAGTCTGGTGCTGGAGATAAATGCACCGGCATCATCATAAAAAGTGAGCCAGCCAAATGGAAGGTATCGTTAAACTCACCGGTAGTGTCAGTGGGTCGTCTGAGATGCCTGCATGAGTTATCAGAGCCATCAGTACTTAACTGGTGGCTTTTTTTATTGTTGTCAGCTTCCGGATAACGGGAGACGGGGTATGTACCAGATGGAAAAAATCACAACAGGTGTGTCATACACCACGTCAGCGGTGGGAACGGGCTACTGGTTCCTGCAGTTGCTGGACAGGGTTTCCCCGTCTCAGTGGGCGGCAATAGGCGTGCTGGGGAGTCTGCTGTTTGGGCTGCTGACATATCTGACTAACCTGTATTTCAAAATCAGAGAGGACCGTCGTAAGGCGGCGCGGGGAGAGTAAAGCGATGAAGAAAAAATACGAACTGGTTGTTAAAGGGATAAATAATTACCCGAATAAGATTACTGTTACTGTGGCACTGGAAATTGGTGGGTATCCGTCACTGTTGTTGCCAGATGTGGCGATTAGTCTTGACCGTACTGAAGATGCCACGCTGGAGTTTTACGAAGCTGAGGCGAAAAAGCAGGCGAAGCAGTTTTTCATGGATGTTGCTGCCGGGTTATGTGAAGGGGATGGTCCGTTGCCGGAAAAGCGCCCCGTAATTTTAGAGGCGCAGGATGTGTTGATAACCTACAGAGGAAAACTACCGGGAATAATTACTGGTTCTCTGAAGACTCCACCGCTGGCCTGAAGACTTAACATATCCAGGGATTTGAAATCGATAAACCCTGATAAATATCCATGAACACCAAAATCAAATACGGCCTGTCGGCTGCCGTTCTGGCGCTGATTGCCGCTGGTGCGTCTGCGCCTGACATTCTCGATCAGTTTCTGGATGAAAAGGAAGGCAATCACACCACGGCATACCGTGATGGTGCAGGTATCTGGACCATCTGCCGTGGTGCCATCATGGTGGATGGCAAACCTGTCGTTCCGGGCATGAAGTTGTCGAAGGAAAAATGCGACCAGGTTAACGCCATTGAGCGTGATAAAGCGCTGGCGTGGGTGGAGAAAAACATCAAAGTGCCATTGAGCGAACCCCAGAAAGCGGGGATCGCGTCATTCTGTCCGTACAACATTGGTCCCGGTAAGTGTTTCCCGTCGACGTTTTATAAACGAATTAATGCAGGTGATCGCAGGGGAGCGTGTGAGGCGATTCGCTGGTGGATTAAGGACGGTGGCAGAGACTGCCGTATTCGTTCAAACAACTGCTACGGTCAGGTATCCCGTCGTGACCAGGAGAGCGCGCTGGCGTGCTGGGGTATCGACAGATAAGCAGAATATTTTGCTGAAAAATAAAGCATGGCCACGCGGGCGGATAACATGAAATCCTGCGAACTGGCGAAACGTAAGTGAATAAAAGTAAAAACCCCGTTTGTTGGCACCAAGCGGGGTTTTGTGTTTCCTGACTCCGGAAAAGTCAAAGGAGAAAGTGTGTTTGATTTTAGCAAACTGATTCGGGAGATTCGAGTGATGGCTGAAAAATTATCCACCTGGAAGTTCATTCTTATCTGGCTGGTGTTTGTGATTATGGCCTCCGGTTATTTCATCGGTCAGATACGCTGGTGGTGAAATGAACCGCGTACTGTGCGTAGTCATCATTGCCCTGCTGGTGGCCTGTGGTGCGCTTAGTCTGGGGCTGAATCATTACCGTGATAACGCCATTACCTACAAAGCCCAGCGCGACAAAAATGTCAGAGAACTGAAGCTGGCGAACGCGGCAATTACTGACATGCAGATGCGTCAGCGTGATGTTGCTGCGCTCGATGCAAAATACACGAAGGAGTTAGCTGATGCGAAAGCTGAAAATGATGCTCTGCGTGATGATGTTGCCGCTGGTCGTCGTCGGTTGCACATCAAAGCAGTCTGTCAGTCAGTGCGTGAAGCCACCACCGCCTCCGGCGTGGATAATGCAGCCTCCCCCCGACTGGCAGACACCGCTGAACGGGATTATTTCACCCTCAGAGCGCGACTGATAATAATGCAAAAACAACTTGAAGGGGCACAGCTATACATTCGAGAGCAATGCCTCAGATAAAAACCGGCCAAGGATAATCCGCTGAAGATTCGCCGGTGGCTAAAGTGTGCCAAGAGTTCAATTTACGCAATTACTCCAGTCGATGCTATGCACCGTCTTTGTGAAGTCAATGGATACCTGATTTATTTCTGTGCGCTGTATCGTCGCTGTACTCTTGCATTAATTATGACTGTAGCCTGACGGGGAACTCCTTCTGCACAAGTGTGGGGGAATAATCAAAAACGATGCACACCGGGGTTACCGGGTACACATATTTCATCATGCCAGCGAGTCCGGTTCTGGCACGGAAGAAACCGGACGTTATGATTTAGTGCGGAAATATTTGTGTAGTGTTCTGAATGTTCTCAGTAAAGAGTAATGAATTATCAAAGGTATAGTAATACCTTTTGTTTTCGTGGATATTTGTAATCCATCTGAAAACCCCTGCTGTAGCAAGATTTTTCCTGTATTCGTAAAATGATAACTCTCCTGATTTGAATCCTTTTAAGGTGGCTTCTATAAGGCATTTATTTTTTGAAAATCTTACATTTACAACCTTACCCTGTCCTTTTATTAAAACCGTATTATCGTTTTCAAGAACAAGATGAATATTCTCTGTGGCTAAATAGTAAATGTAATGTGAGACATTGTGACGTTTTAGTTCAGAATAAAACCAGTGATAGTTTAAATTATTTCGCACTTTATCGAATATTTGTTTAAAAATGGCAACCTGAGCCATTGTAGTACCTTCCATGTGATATGAGGGGGCGTAGTCTGCACGATTATCTAAATTGCTTCAATCTGGTCTGACCTGTTTTCTGAGCAATTCAGTAATGTCACTCTTTTCTTTGTTTGCTTCAGGCGAAACTCTTTTTACTGAGCACAGTCTCCGGCGGCAGGCTTCAATGACCCAGGCTGAGAAATTCCCGGACCCTTTTTGAACAAGAGCGATGTTAATTTGTTCAATCATCTGGTTTGGAAATCGGATGTTGCGGGTTGTTGTTCTGCGGGTTCTGTTCTTTGATGACATAATGTTTCCCCATATTCAGTGTTGCTGATTTGTATTATCTGAAGTTGCTTTTACGTTAATTTGACGCAGATCAATCAATACGATACCTGCGTCATAATTGATTATTTCTCGTGGTTTGATGGCGTACACACATGTTGTGATAAACCTTATATAGATGATAATCATTATCATTTCGTGGGTCCTTTCCGGCGATCCGGGCCGTTACGGGGCGGCGACCTCGCGGGTTTTCGCTATTTATGAAAATTTTCCGGGATCCATGTCCGGTTTCTCTTCAAGTTAACTATATGAAAAATATAAAAACAGGTCTTCTGTGAACCGGACATGAACAAAAAACAGACATGTAAACCGGACATGACCGGTTTTGTTGTGATTGTGAGGTGAGAGTTTTTGCGAGGTGAGGAGTGGCTACGCAGACTGAAGTTGCCAGGCATTTAAGTCTGACCGATCGCCAGCTTCGCAGATTGCAGAAATTGCCGGGTGCCCCGATATCGAATAAGCGAGGGCAACTGGATCTGGATGCCTGGCGCGATTTTTACATATCGTATCTGAGGAGAAGTAAAAACGATGTGCCTGATGGCGATAGCGAAGACGACTATGAGGAGAAATTGCTTATTGCCAGATGGGAACTGACAGCAGAACAGGCTGTTACACAGCAGTTAAAAAATGAGGTGTCAAAAGGAAAACTTATTGACACCGGGTTCTGTATTTTTGCCCTCAGTAAGCTGGCAATGGCGTTATCCAGTACGCTTGATTCCATCCCTTTATCCATGCAGCGACAGTTTCCTGATTTAACACCGCGCCATCTTGACCATCTGAAAACCCTTATTGCGAAGGGGGCAAATCAGTGTGCGCGGGCAGGGGATAAATTACCGGATTTACTCGATGAATATATCAGAGCAACAACTGAATAATATGGTGGCCGCCGTTTCGGTTGCGCTGCAGCCTCTGGTCAGGGTTGTACCGATGACGGCAGTTGAATGGGCTGACCAGTATTATTATCTGCCGAAAGAATCCTCATACGGTGACGGCGAATGGAAAACGCTGCCGTTCCAGATCGCCATCATGAACAGTATGGGGAATGATCAGATCCGCACTGTTAATCTGATTAAATCTGCCCGTGTTGGCTATACAAAGATGTTGCTGGGAGTCGCCGGGTATTTTATTGAGCATAAATCCCGAAACAGTCTGCTTTTTCAGCCCACGGATTCTGCCGCTGAAGATTTTATGAAGTCTCACGTGGAGGCGACGATTCGGGACGTGCCATGCCTGAAAGATCTTTCCCCGTGGCTGGGTCGTAAACATCGTGACAATACTCTCACGCTGAAACGCTTTTCATCGGGGGTGGGCTTCTGGTGCCTGGGTGGTGCGGCAGCAAAAAACTACCGTGAAAAATCCGTGGACGTGGTCTGCTATGACGAACTTTCCTCGTTCGAGCCGGATGTCGAAAAAGAGGGCTCGCCAACCCTGCTGGGGGATAAGCGTATTGAGGGCTCGGTATGGCCAAAATCCATTCGCGGCTCGACGCCTAAAATAAAAGGCTCCTGCCAGATCGAAAAAGCGGCCAACGAGTCGGCGCATTTCATGCGTTTTTATGTGTCCTGCCCGCACTGTGGGGAGGCGCAGTATCTGAAATTTGGCGATGAGTCCACGCCTTTTGGCCTTAAATGGGAGAAGGACAGCCCCGAAAGCGTTTTCTACCTCTGTGAACATCATGGCTGCGTGATCCATCAGTCTGAGCTTGACCAGAGCAACGGGCGGTGGATCTGCGAAAACACGGGCATGTGGACCCGCGACGGTCTGACGTTTTTCAGCGCCGCGGATAATGAAATTCCGCCGCCGCGCTCCATCACATTTCATATCTGGACGGCGTACAGTCCGTTCACCACCTGGGTACAGATTGTCTATGACTGGCTGGATGCACTGAAAGATCCCAACGGCCTGAAAACCTTTGTGAACACCACGCTGGGCGAGACCTGGGAAGAGGCCGTGGGCGAAAAACTCGATCACCAGGTGCTGATGGATAAGGTTGTGCGTTACACGGCTGCGGTGCCTTCCCGGGTGGTTTATCTGACGGCGGGCATTGACTCGCAGCGAAACCGTTTTGAGATGTATGTCTGGGGATGGGCTCCGGGAGAGGAAGCCTTTCTGGTGGATAAAATCATCATTATGGGGCGTCCCGATGAGGAAGAGACGCTGTTACGTGTGGATGTGGCGATCAACAAAAAATACCGCCATGCAGACGGAACCGAAATGACCATTTCCCGTGTCTGCTGGGACACCGGGGGGATCGATGGCGAAATTGTCTATCAGAGGTCAAAAAAACACGGTGTTTTCCGGGTGCTGCCGGTAAAAGGTGCATCTGTTTATGGCAAGCCGGTGATCACCATGCCAAAAACCCGCAATCAGCGGGGCGTGTATCTGTGCGAAGTGGGGACGGACACCGCAAAAGAAATTCTCTATGCCCGTATGAAAGCCGATCCCACGCCTGCGGATGAAGCCACGTCGTATGCCATCCGTTTTCCTGATGATCCGGAGATTTTTTCGCAGACAGAGGCGCAGCAACTGGTGGCGGAAGAGCTGGTGGAGAAGTGGGAAAAAGGAAAGATGCGTCTGCTGTGGGATAACAAAAAGCGGCGTAACGAAGCGCTGGACTGCCTGGTGTATGCCTACGCGGCATTACGTGTGTCCGTGCAACGCTGGCAGCTTGATCTGGCTGTACTGGCAAAATCCCGGGAAGAAGAGACGACCCGGCCAACCCTGAAAGAACTGGCAGCGAAGCTGTCCGGAGGAGTGAATGGTTACAGTCGCTGAACTGCAGGCGCTGCGTCAGGCGCGCCTTGATTTATTAACCGGTAAACGGGTGGTGTCTGTCCAGAAAGATGGTCGCAGAATTGAATATACGGCGGCTTCTCTGGATGAGCTTAACCGGGCGATCAATGATGCGGAGTCGGTACTGGGGACAACCCGGCGTCGCCGTCGTCCGCTGGGAGTGAGGTTATGAAACGAACGCCTGTCCTGATTGATGTGAACGGCGTTCCGCTTCGGGAGAGCCTCAGCTACAACGGTGGCGGTGCAGGATTTGGCGGGCAAATGGCGGAGTGGTTGCCACCGGCGCAGAGTGCCGATGCGGCCCTGTTGCCCGCGTTGCGTCTGGGCAATGCCCGTGCAGATGATCTGGTGCGCAATAACGGGATAGCGGCCAATGCGGTGGCCCTGCATAAGGATCATATTGTCGGGCATATGTTTCTGATCAGCTACCGTCCGAACTGGCGCTGGCTGGGGATGCGGGAGACTGCGGCAAAAAGTTTTGTCGATGAGGTGGAGGCGGCCTGGTCGGAATACGCCGAAGGGATGTCTGGCGAGATCGACGTGGAAGAGAAACGCACGTTTACGGAATTTATTCGTGAAGGTGTGGGCGTTCATGCGTTTAACGGCGAAATCTTTGTGCAGCCGGTCTGGGATACGGAGAGCACGCAACTGTTTCGTACGCGTTTTAAAGCCGTGAGTCCGAAACGGGTGGACACGCCAGGACACGGTATGGGGAACCGTTTTCTGCGGGCCGGTGTGGAGGTCGATCGATATGGTCGTGCCGTTGCGTACCATATCTGTGAGGATGATTTTCCGTTCTCCGGGAGTGGACGATGGGAACGGATCCCGCGTGAACTTCCCACCGGGCGTCCGGCCATGCTGCATATTTTCGAGCCGGTGGAGGACGGGCAGACCCGTGGGGCCAATCAGTTTTACAGCGTCATGGAACGGCTGAAGATGCTCGATTCCCTGCAGGCAACACAGCTTCAGTCGGCCATAGTGAAGGCGATGTATGCAGCGACGATTGAAAGTGACCTTGATACCGAAAAGGCCTTTGAATATATCGCCGGCGCGCCACAGGAGCAGAAGGATAATCCGCTTATTAATATTCTGGAGAAGTTCTCCAGCTGGTATGACACGAATAACGTGACACTGGGCGGTGTCAAAATTCCGCACCTTTTCCCTGGTGATGATCTGAAACTACAGACTGCGCAGGATTCAGACAATGGATTTTCTGCGCTTGAACAGGCGCTGCTGCGGTATATCGCCGCCGGTCTTGGCGTTTCCTACGAACAGTTGTCCCGTGATTACTCGAAGGTCAGTTATTCAAGTGCCAGGGCCTCTGCCAATGAGTCGTGGCGCTATTTTATGGGGCGGCGAAAATTTATTGCGGCCCGGCTGGCCACGCAGATGTTTTCCTGCTGGCTGGAAGAGGCACTTCTTCGGGGGATTATCCGTCCGCCACGGGCGCGTTTTGATTTTTATCAGCGCGATCAGC